TCTTTTGCAGGTCGCTTAATCTCTAAGCGTGTTCTTTGGTTGTCTGCTATTGTTGGCAGAGCCTTACCAAATCCTGCAAGGAACTCAATAAGCGAGGCAAGGAACTTACTTAGCACTCTTCTTGCTCTCCTCCTCTTTTTCTACAAATAGACGTTCCTCAATTGCATCAGGCAACAACTCAAGTATTCGCTCAAGTATCTCATCGTCTTTTTTAGACTTTGTTAACGGTGCAATGTATCGGTCATAGAACACGACAGCACCTAATAATATGGAGGCAATTTGCCATCCCCAAGTTTGGATAAATTCTACAATTGAACTCATACTACAAAAATTGAATTGGTTATAAAATCGGAATCATTCTGTTCAGTCCATCCGTACGTGTTTGCATTGTCACGTAGGTAGTCAATTAGTCGTTGACGTAGTTGCTGGACTAAGGTTTCGTTTTGTTTGTGTGCAACCATACGAGCTTCATCGGTCGCAGTTGCATTTGGTGTGTTTGGATATGCTGCACCTACGTTACTAATGCGTGGACTATTGTTAGCCAACACAAGCGATTTAACGCCATAAGCAAGTAAAGGCTTGACGTATGTATCTCTTAGCGTTATCTCGTCAGCAGATGGACTCCCACCGCTTACAGAGGCATATAACGTATCGCCAAGAATAGGCTTAATCGTGTTGTCCTCAATCAAGTCAATAAATGTAGACTTAATGTCGGCAGGATCAAAGTTAGCGTAAAACGCTTCTGTTACAATATCACTCGCTGTCATCAACGCCATAGCCTAACTCTTTTTGTATTTCAGATAATGGAACTGCCTCGTCAACTTTGGCTTGGCTTACATAGTCAAGTGCCGTAAACATTGGCTTGTTCTCAAACATAATTGGAGATTGCTCTGCAAGTTCGTAGTACTCCGTGCCTTCTAAGGTGTGCAGGTAGGTGTGCAGTATTTTCTCTTGTAATGGCTCAATCTCGTATTGCATTACTCGTCTGTGGTGATTCTCTACTTCACGCACGTTTCCAAGTTTACCTGCCTCCTCAACACCCATAAGTGACGGATGCCAACCTGCTGCCATTATAATGTTACGCTCACAAGTACGTCCTAAGTCCTTAAAGGCACCGTCAGTTGGCAAGTTGTATTGTACAAGTGAAAGCTTACCATCGCCTCCTGAGATGTTCACAGGTGTACTTGGCCCAAAAGCAGACTCTCCTTTAAGTTGCTCACGAATACGATCACGTATTTCCTTGGCTGTATCGTCATCTGGTGTAAATGGCATCTCTACGTTTAGGATACCGCTTAGATGGATAGAGTTTTGTAAATGCGTGTAATTGAATCGAGGCAATAGATTCTCAAGAATTGCATCATAGTATGCACCTGTCCAATTAGCTCGGCCATAGACTTGCATTGCAGGCTCATAGTCACCTACACGATGCACACAAACCTTCTTAAATACTCGGTCTTGCTCATCGTGAAAATCCTCATAGCCATACCCTGAGAGAGGTAGCCTATAAGGTCGGTACTCGTTGCGTGAATAGTGTGCCCAATTCTTAGAAACCCAAACGCCAGTCGGCTCAAGGTATTCATCGACATCGGACGAGAAACGTACTTGGCTTGCATCTAAGTGCATTGCAAAGCTGCGTTCCTTAATTGGTGTGTTACCTGCGTACTCAATGTAACGGACTTCTTTTATAAATCCTTCTCCGTGTAGTTGTACGTCTAGGGCAACACGATAGATAAGTTGTCGTAAGTCGTAATGTGTTTTAGGACTTGTAAACTTATCAATCTTCTTTTGTAGGCTCTCGTTCTCCGTCTTGAGATCCGATGCTACTAGGTTGCTCTTCTGCGTTAGGACTGCTCTCAGCGTTTTGCTGTTCTGATACGCTTCTGCTATCCTCTGAGGAAACAGACCTGCGTTTCCGTCCTCTCCCCACTTTATCCACTTTGTTCCCCTGTAACCCACTATCTCCGACCCCATTGTCGGCTTTTCGTGACTTGCGTCCAGAAGGTTTAGAATCTGAAAGGCACTCAAAGAATTTAGGGAATTGTTTACAGGTTTTTTCATTGTAAGGGTTTGAGCCATCTAAGGGAAATACAAGGGTTAGCCTGCCTCCAATTAAGGAGACAGACTTACCTCTGTATTGTGGTTTTACCTTGCAGTTGCAAGACATATTATTCAGTTGGAGTTAACAACTCTGCAATCATCTCGGCTTGGTCAGTAGTTGAACCACTACCAGTCGTTAATGATGTTAAAACAAATGGAGGTTGCTCTTGCATTCCCATTATGTTTAATTCGAAAGTGTTAGCATCTGTACGTACAGAACCTGAACCACCATTCAATGAGTTAAACTCAAGTGTTCCATTTTCTGACTGATCAGCACCTAACACACGAAGTAAGGTTGTTGAACCAAACTCTTGAACAACCGCAACCAATTCACAAGTGTCACGCAATTGCTCTAAAGAGTAAAGTTGTGCAGATGTAGGTGCAGGTACGTTCATAAAGATGTTAACGGTTGTTACATCAACTCCGTTATCCTGACGCTCTGTATTAGACTCGTAACGTGCTTCACCTTTCTTAAAAGTGAATTCAACAAATCCCTCACCTGCTCCAGTTGCAGCAAAGTCGATGTCTGTTACAGCGTGGTTAGACGCAGTAACGTCAAACGTAATGCTTGAAATTTTTGCAAGGTCACAGATAAGAAGACGCTTTACGCCTCCTGCTACTCTGTTACACTTGTCTACTGTTAAACTACTTAAAGCCATTTTTCTGTTTATTTAAAAGGTTAAAAAATTAGCTTAGAAGTGTGATGCTCTTACCGTCACTGATATTTACATCAAAACAAAAATCTAATCTATATCGAATAGTACGTGATGCGTTAACAGATGCTTGGTCTGCAATCAATACACTATTAAGGTCACTCAACAATGGAGTAGCAAAGTGTAGGTTAGCAACACGAGAAACAACAACTGCGTTAGGTCGCATCTCTGGAATCTCATATAAAGGATAACCTAAGTATGAAAGTTGGTAATCAGCAGAGTATACTGAGGGAGAGTATGCAGCCTCTGCTTGTGCTATTTTGTAAGCAGCAGCAATACGAGAAGGTACATAAATTGCAGTATCAGGAGCAAGGCGAATTGAGTCAGCCATTCCAGAGTAACAAGCCTCTAAAGCAGAAACAACGTTTTCCTTAGTAATACAAGTTACAGTTCCACTTGACCAAGTACCTGTGAAAGCACTTGTATCTAATTCAATTGTAAATGCGTTTGTAGATACAAGAGACTTAATAGCGTGAGATTTACCACTTAGACCTGACCAATCAGTTCCTGATGAACCAACAACGTTCTCAAAAGTAACGATATCTCCAACAGCAAAGTCTGCATTACTTGTTACAGTAATTTCAGCATCTGATGCCTTTGTAAATGCAGAAATATCCTGCTTGTAAGTACCTCCAACGGCAACGTCATTAACTGAAGAATCAGCCAACATCTTGTCGATAAGACCTGTTACTGCGTTAGAACCACCTTGTGCTAATCCTTGAGATGCACCGAACTGCGTGATAGCAGCGGCAGAGCCACCCCAAATAGATGCTCCAACGAACAAACTTGCCTTTTGAGCAAAGTGTTGGTTTAGGGCATCCTCTAAAGATGCAGGTGCAACGTAGTCTCCTGCTGCTCCTCGTGGTTGCTGAGATGCTAACCAAAAACTATCAAGGTTTTTATAGTCAAGTTCTGCGTTGATCATATACTTGCCAAGTGTGAACTTAATCTCATCAAGGCTTGCAGTAGATGAACTTACAAACGTACCATTAGCGTCATCAATAGAAACTGAAGAATCTACGAAGACTGCTGTCGCTTTGTCGTCCACGTTTGTATGGAGCGTAATGTATCCGTTTTCAATTGTTCGAGCACCTAAAACGGAAGATGCTATGATCACATCGCTAAAATATCCTGCGTATGTGTCAGTTGTTAAACTAATATTTGCCATTATTTCTTAAATTTTAGGGCGTTTTGAATTGCAACTTCTTTCCAATTTAATTCAGTTGCTTTATTGTCAGGAGTGTGTACTTTCATAGCAGCACGCTCTTCTTTTAATTCTTCCATTTGAGCCTTTAACTCAGCTACAACGTCAGAAAGGACTTCAACCTCAGACTTTACTTCAGTCTCTGCTTCCGCTTCAACTTCAGACTTGTACTCTTCTTTTGCTTCCTCTTCCTCTTCGTACATAGCTTCCTCTTCTTCCTCGTCCATTGCTTCAGGCTCTTCTGCCACACGCTCCTCTAATACGCCTAATGCGATTACCATAGCGTGGTCATCCATAGGGATAACTGCAACCTCTGGAGAAGACATATACTTCTCTTCGCCTTCACCGAGTTTAACACATACCTCCTCAACTCCTTCTACATTGTCGGCAAGTGCCTTAACGAGTTCAAGTTTAGCAGATACATCTAAACCAAGTGCAAGGTCTTTGATTTCGTCAGACGTTAACGCCTCAACGATTTGACTTTTAGTCTTAAACATTGCTGTGATTTTTGTGATTAAAGATGAATGTAAACCGCCAACTTGCTCCTCACTGTAATCTACTTTGTCGGCAAAGCCTAACTCAACCGCTTCCTCTGGTGTTAACCAGGTTTCAGCATCAAGCATTTCAATTAAGGATTCCTCAGGTTGACCTGTTTTAGTTTTATATCGCTGAACCATAATGTCTCGAACTTTGTCGAGTACGTCAGCAGATTGTCTTAAGTCTTTAGATTCTCCTGCGGCAACGGTGTGTGGATTGTGAACCATCATCATTGAGGCAGGTCGCATAACAACAACATCGGCAGCCATTGCAAAAAGACTTGCAGCACTTGCCGCTAATCCTTCTACGATTGCCGTTGTTGGGCCTTCGTGCATTTTGATTGCATTGTAAAGTGCAAAGCCTTCGAACACATCGCCACCAACTGAGTTGATCTTAATTGTCAAAGGTACACCTGTTTTATTTTCGATTGCGTCTGCAATTTGTCTTGCAGAAACGTCCCAATTACCAACCTCGCCAGAAAGCACAACTTCCACACCTTCGGCTTTGTTAGTAATTTGTGTAAGTGACGAGTCGCTGATTTTTGCTTTTACTGTGTTTATTACTTCTTTCATACGCTTTTCGCCTAATGTGCCAACACACGCCCATTTAATCTGAGCAACAACTCCTGCAATGTTGGAAAGGTTAGGACTTGTATCGTCCTTAAACTGTGCACCGTCCTCAAAGTGTCTTGCACACCACGCTTCCCTTTCCGATACCCATTGCAAAACGCCTTCCGTCTTATCGCCTTCTCTGTATTTCGTAAAATACTCAAAGGCCTCATTGCCTCTTATGTTGCCTCCTGCTTTCCAAATCTTAGGATAGTTATCCTTTAAGTCCTTGGCATAAGCAAAGTCAAACCTGTCGTAATCGCTTTGCGTTAAGGCAGGCTTGTCTGGGTTTATTGGCATCCTACAACGATACGCAAAACCATTGGTATTTTTTACAATAAAAAAAAGGCCCTCCTAAGAGAGCCTATACAAAACAAATAAACCTACGTTTTTAAGCAGGTCGCTTGCAAACTTCGGAAGTGAAGCCGTTAGCCTTGATCGTGTCAACGTTGTAGACTTGCATCACTTTGCCTGTTCGCCTTACTCCGCCAAGATACTTGTTTGCTTCCTCCTTTGTTGTAAAGGTCAAAGCCTTTACGCAATCCTGCAACCACTTGTTGCCTTTGCACAAAAGCAGATCTTTGTTAGGATGGTGTATCTCGTACCAACCGTAGTCTGTACATTCGTGCTTTGTTAATACTTGTGTTCGTTTCATAACTAATAATTAAGGTTACAACAATATCGTTGTACTACAAAGATACAAAAAAATGTTGACTTGTGCAAGTAGTTATCAACATATTTTTTTGGCATTATGTTAATAACTTTGTTGAAATGTGTTTGGATTTATCAACAATTAGTCGTATATTAGAGGTATGGCGATATTGCCATATTAGTTATTTAATTTATTATTATGAGTTACGTTTACAATGACGGTGGTAGGGAGCGTGCAGGTTACAAGGGCAAAGCAGGTGACTGTGGCGTTCGTGCTTTGGCAATTGCCTTGCAGATACCTTACAAAGAAGTCTATGACAAGGTTAACGAGTTTAGTGCTCAAGAAAAGCCAAGCAAAAGGCGCAGAGGCAAGTCCAATGCAAGAACGGGTATCCACACTCACACCTTTCGTAAGATTGCTGAACACTACGGATTGAAATGGATTCCCAAGATGACTATCGGTTTAGGCTGTACAACACATCTTAGATCTGACGAGTTACCAAAAGGGCGAATTATATGCAAAGTTAGCAGACACTACACAGCAGTGATTGATGGTGTAATTAACGATACGTATGATTGTTCAAGACGTGGCACAAGATGTGTCTACGGATATTGGGTTAAACCATAACAATTATCCCAAAGGGCCTCTCCTTAACAGGAGGGGGTTTTTTGTTTAGGTAATCTTACGCACCCATTCAGAAGATCGTCCGAACTTGTTTGCAGTCTCCTGGTATGCCTTCATTGACTCTCCGTGTATCTGTAAACGTTCACGATAATAAGCCTTGGCAATTTGCTTTACATTGATAGGTACAAAGGCACCTGTGTTAATCATCTTCCGTATGTTGTCTGTCATCCTATTGTTCTAAGTGATTCAATAACGTCCACACTATTCTCACGTTCTCGCAGTTGCTCGACAACTAGAACAGGCTGTCGTGATTTCATTCCTGCCGATATAAGGTCTGCTGCTCTATCTGTTGGCGTTGCTGATTGTATTGGGTCAAGTACACCACCATTAGCAAAGAAAGGCACACCGCCACCTGCTACGTTAATTGCTGATGCCATAGATGCAAGTGCAGGGTTTGCCATTACGCCTTTCGTCATTATAGCCTCGCCACCTTCTGCCTCTCCGTAGAATGCACCGCCTTTGCTAAACATAGGGATTCCACCTTGTGCGTGACTGGGGCCATTAAGAACTCCACCTTTGGCAAACTTTTGTGCCTTAATACTTGCAATTTGCACAGCACCTTGTGCACCTATTATAGCGGCACTAATTTTACCAAATGGAGGAGGCAATGTAGCAAGTGCTTTTGTAATACCTTGAGCCACATTTATCATTGCTTGAACAATGCTAATACCTTGCTGTTGGCGTGCTGCTTTTTTGCTTATTTGTTCTTTTTTCTTTTCCGCTTGTTCTTCAGTTATTACGCCTTTTTCTACCTGTTCATCTAATTGCTTAAGACGTGCACTTTCTGCTGCACCAATTGCTTGCTGTGCTATTGCAAACGATTCGCTTAAAGTGTCTAAAGCAAACAATGCCTTGTCTATGTTGTCAGGATCAAGTCCAAGACGCTCTGCAATTGTCTTAGGCTCTCCATCTTCATCTTTACCTGCGTTTTGTATTTCAAGGTTTATGCCTGCAAGTGCGTTGCGTAGTTGCTCAAGTGCTGCCGTGGTTTCGTTGTTGCCAAGTGTACCCTCAATTAACGCAATCTGATCAATCAATCCTTGACGTTGTAACTCTAACGATTCTGCTTGAAAGTCTTTTTGTAATTGCAGTTTTTGTTCCTCGGTAAGTTGCTCATTGCGTAACTCATTAAGCATCGCAGTCTCCTTAATAAGCAACTCAGTTGATAAACCTTCTTGTATCAACCTTAAACTTTCGTCAAA